CTTCCGATCTGACTAGAGAACCGTTAACGTCATGCTGAATCTTGTTGAAGAATGGAGCAGCTGACTGTAGAACTGTAGCCATATCTGGAGAAACTACTGCGATGTTTGCAGCGCCTCTACGAGTAGCGGTACGAATATCGTTTGCAGCCTTTTGGATCTGTGTAACGATGTTTGAATATCTTTCTTGAGACCAACGACCGATGATACCATCATAAACGCCGTTTTCCTGGAAGTCTGCCTTCTGTGCCTTATTGTAAATCTTTGGTGTACATAGAGACTTACAACGACCGATTGTTTCACGGTCCATTTCTGCGGTCATTTCTGCCTGAAGAACGTTAATCATTTCAGACATCATTTCAATACCCTGCATTGCCTTAATATCAGCTGCAGATTCTAGAGAGAATGATGCTGCTAGTTTACGTGTCTTAGCAACGATAGACTGTCTTGACAACATTAGGCCTAGTTCTGGCATCTTACGATCGCCCTGCTTGGTGATTCCCCAACCTTCACCGGTCTGAGTATCAACACCAGTACCTGCATCGTATGCTCCATCAGTGTTCTGTGTAGAACCTGTGAAACCAGAGAAACGAGGAACTGCCTTCCATGCTGCTTCAACTAATTCTGTTGGATCGTTTGTCTTATAAATGTAACGTAGTGCGAATGCCAAACCAACTGGACCATTCAATGGCTGAACACCAACCAATACGTTAGCGAATAATTGTGGGAATACTCTACGTACTAGTGCCATAGAAATAGGTGCAAAAACACCCTTTGCGTCACCACCGTGTGGAATACCCTGGTCTAGACCAAGAGGTGCACCAACACCCTGTGTGAAATCTTCTGTTAGAAGATTTTCAGAAAGGTTGCCCTTATTCTGGTTTTCTAGTAGACGAGCAGTGTTCATACGAACATTATAATCTTTAATTGAAGAAACAGACAAAGAACCTGGTGCCTTTGACCATTTATCCAATAATGATGCTTGTGCTTGACTAATTTTCATTTGTTTATCTCCTATAAATAAATTATTTTTTTAATTTACTTATTATATTTATATAATTAACCAATTATTTTTTGCAAAACTACTCATCGTCGCAATAACGAGCGCTTCTTAGCAAGTCTTCTTCGTTTCTTGATAATGGGCGTGGACGTTTGTAGCCTTCGTTAATGTTTTCTGTTTTGTCTTCGACGAATGCTGACTGACGTTTTGCGCGTTGAGCACGTTCAAACAAGCGTTGACGGTCTTCACGTAGTGCACGGATTTGGTCTGCTTCTTCATCTAGCATTTCAATACAATTGTCGATGTCTTTCTTTGTTTCAGAAAAAGTCTTGTTTTCAAATAGACGATTGACTTTTGCTTTCTGACGTGGAGTCATTCCTTCAGTCTTTTCAGCAATCAATGCCTTCTTTGAATTAACTTCAGCAACTTCGGCTAAACGAAGATTTTCAGACAATTGCTTCTTCAATGACTTTTGAAGTTCTGCATTTTCTGCCTTCATTTCACGAATCTTCTTAGCACCGGTTAAGTCAAGTGGAATATACTGTTCTTCAAACAATGACTTAACGCCATCGATGATAGGTGCATACATTTCACTCATAGCTGTCTTCTGAATCAATTTTGGACCAATCTTTTCCTTGATATTAAATTCTAGATACTTGTCGATACCAGTAATAACTTTGTTTTCGATAGCCTTTAATTCTTCACCGTATTTTTCTCTGAACTTTTCTTCTAGTTGGTTGAATACGAATGCTTCTGAAGCTTCATCAAGAGATTTTGCGTATGCCTGAACCTTTTCGTTTGCTTCTTTTTCATACTGGTCTTTGATCTTCTGACAGTATAATTTAGCCATTTCTTCAGTTTCAGCGGTAATCTTTTGTTTAGCTTCTGCGATCTGTTTCTTACACCAATCTGCAGATTTTTCGGCTAGAACTCTTGCTTCTTTATCTGAGTTAATCTTTACTTTAGCTTCAACTGCTTCATCGAATGACTTCTTAATATCATTCAAGTCTTCAGCTTGAACTCCTAAAGTAGCTAGTTTTTCAAGAATTTTATCCATTTTTGATTCCTCCAAATTTAGAAAATAATTTTATTTTTATTTTCATATCTTATTTATGACTATTATAGAGCCGAATTTTGCATAAAAAAAGCTCATTGGTTTTCGCGTCCAATGAGCCCGAGAATAGCATTTTCTCTATAGCAATTTAGCAATTTAGCAATATATTTATAACTTTCGTTTTGTCACTTTTTGCAATTAGTTTTCAGTTGGGACTACTTCGAATGATGAATAAGAGAATGTAACTGAACGTTGAATCTTACCATCATCTTCCATACCCAAGTCTACTGAAGATACAGTCTTTGGCCATACTCTATATAGACGCCATTCAACTGGTAGTTTTCTCTTCAAAGTAGAATCGAACAAAACAATCTTCATAGTACCACAGTAATCTTTAGCATAATTACTCATAGCACCACCAGTCAAGTTTCCGTTTGCTACGTCAATATCATCACGGAAGCCATGGTTAAAGATTAAGTTCTGCCAATGGTGGAAAGCTGTAGATACCCATAGGTCTTGGAATTCATCGAAGTTGACAGTTACGTCACCTGCAACGTTTGCCTTACCTGGATAAATTAGCTTTGAACCCATATATTCAGTAGTCATATCAGTAAATTCCTTCTGAGGAATTGTGACAGTCTTTGCTCTGAACATAAAAGGTTGTTGACCAACCATATCTTGTAATTGCTGTGATTCGAATTCGATTACAACCTGGAATAGATACTTCTTTGCTAAGTCAGGAAGGTTAGCAATTTCGGTTGTAAATACGCTCATATTATTTTCTACTGGCATTTATAACTCTCCTTATTGATGTAGAACAATAGTTGGTGCAACCTGTGGCTGACCTGTTGGATCTTCCAATTTAGCGTCACCGATATGTGTATCTGTTGCAACTTGTAATGGTGCATTTAATGTGTGAGTGTGACCATCACCTGCTGGCCATACTTTACCGTCTACAATTTGGTGAACGTGACCACCGACACTTGCTTGACCTTGACAATCTGGAGCGGCAATAGCATCACTAGTATAACCATAGCCAAATTCATTCCAGATAATATAATCGTGTCTATGAGGTCCCATCCAATTAGAACCTGAGAATACGTCAGTATATCCTAACTGAGATGTATTCTCATTTAGGGTAGCCTTTTCGCATTCATTTTTCATGTATTCTGCTAAATTCATTCATTACCTCTTAGTCAAGAAAAGAATGAGATTCCAAGAAATTATTTAGCAATTCTTCATTTGTTTCTGATAAGTATGCAATAATTTCCTTAGCAAAATCATCACCGTTAATTTCTCCAGCATCGATAGCGTTAATGACAGTTGTTGCCATGTCTAAAGATTCTGCATCGTCATCGAAATCATCGATGCCTTCTAGAATAACATCGTAGCCAGCGTCATTTAAAACTTTCTTTGCTTCATCAATTTCTTGCATTGTTTCGCTGAAATTCTTCATAATTTTATACTCCTATATTCTATTTATATAGTTATTAGAAACCTAAATCGTCTCCACCTTCACTTTCTTCGTCACCACCTTCTTCCTTAGCGGCATCTGCTTTTTTCTTCATTTCTTCAATTTCTCTATCAAGCATAGCCTTATTTAATAGCATTTCTTCAGTAGATAGACCTAACATCTTTTCCATAAAGAACTGTCTTGAGAATAGTGGGCCTAATTCTTCTGCATCTGGCTTGATATTAGTTGGAGTTGGTAGGAACTGAGATAGAGTACCAATTGTAGCACCTCTCTTTTCAGCCAAAGCCAAATCTCTCATTCTATCAAAGTCAGTTGCTGGACACAAGTCAATATCATAAATTGCTTTATCCAAGAATTTTTCAGGATAATTTCTAACCTTTAGATGGACTAAGAATACTTGTAGAATAATATCAGCAAATCTCTTTCTTAATCTTCTATTCAATTTTTGGAATGCAGCTTCTTCAGAAGGTAAACCATCTACACCTTGAACGTATTGTTTACCAGAAATTTCATCAGCTTTCCATCTGTCTTGTGGAATTTGTAGAGCATCCATAACCATCTTCTGGAACATATAAAGGTCTTCAATCTGACCATTAAATGTTGCACCACCAGTATATGTATCAATAGTAGTACCATTTCCAGAGTCATCCTTAGGGAAGAAGAAATCTTCTGTCATAGCGGCTACATTCTTATTTGAAATAATCATACCAGTATTTGGGTCGATGTTCAAATTCTTTCTATATTTGTTTGTGACTTCTTGAACGAATGCTGCAGCTTTTTCAGGTGGCATACGTCCACAGTAAATATTGAACAATCTCTTTTCAGTTGCACGAGTAATACGATAAACTGTCAAAGCATCTTCAATATTTCTTAATTGGTTCAATGGACGAATAGCTGACTCTAAGTGTCCTCTAACGTCATTTCTGTTTGCCCAAGTTCTACCATAATTAACGTATGCAATCTGTTCAGGTAAGAAACGTTGAACTTCTGGATTTGAATCTCCAGCTTGTTTTAGATAGTTAATATCTTCAATATAACCTCTAATTAAATCAGAGTCTTTATCATAAATGTTAATCATACAATAAGGTGGAAGAGTATTGATACCTACTACCTTATCTCCTTTATCAGAAAGACAAATTTCCCAATAAAGCTCTGCGTCTGTCAACCATTTCTTATAGTAGTCCCATAATTGTTCTTTACCAATTACACAGTCTACAATATAATTAAATTCTGTCTTTAATGAATTGAATTCATAATCAGTGAAGTTTGCCTTATGATTTTCATTCAATTCGAATTTAGCAACTTTACCATCAGCATTAAAACAAACTGCTTCATCTGTCATAACGGTTAGTGCTTTTTGAACAAGTGGATATAGAGCCATATTTCTATACCACATAATTTTCTGATACTTGTTAGTAAATACTGTATCAAAAATTACATTACTTTGTTCATAAGGTTCACCTGGGTCTACATAACCATCGGTATAACCATTAACTAAAGCACCCCAGTCGATTTGGTCTTCACCATAACCTACTGAGTTTCTAGCAGTTTCTGTTTTTCTAACAATAGAATGTTCAGGTCCTCTTTGAAGGAACTTGTCTGAGAATGGGTTTAAGAAATTTAAATTCATATTAGTTGCCTCTTATTTTGTTAAGTTTTTATTATCCATATAGATATTTATACGCATAAATAAGATAGAGTAGGTATACAACATGAACTATACAAATATAACATTTGAATCATTATTAGAAGATTTTAAAAATAGATTAGCATCTGATCCAAGATTTGCTAATATCAGTTCTGCATCTATCTATCAGATGTTTATGGAAATGATATGTGCATGTATGGATATGACTAACTATTATATGCAGAGAACTGCAGAAGAGTCTTATATTGACACTGCACGTCTAGATAGTTCTTTAATCAAGTTAGGAAAGAATTTGGGATATAACCCAAGAAGAAGAGTACCAGCTAAGTGTAATCTTCAAATTCAGCTTAAAGGACCTCTTCCACAGGCAACACAGCCTGGTGATACAGTAGTCTTTAATCAAGATGTTGTCGATTTAGTATTCCAAGGACGTCACTTTATATTAGACTCTTCATATTCATATACTTTCAGTTCTGAAGATATGGAAGGTAAAAACAGTACATCTTGGAAGAAGACACTAGAATTAGCTTGTCCTTCTCAGTATGTACATTATATGCCTCTACAGGGTAAGAGTTTATATAACGCTGCAAACCTAGTTCCTATATCATGTTTCCAAGGCGTAAAAGTTGTTAAGGAAATTTTGGGTAATGCAAACCTTGGAAAGCTAGGTAAGATTGCACAGTATTATGATATTGATGATATTACATTCTCTAACTGGTATGGTAAGAGAGATCCTTATGCATTCTATAAGGGCAATTATGCACCACGTCTAAGTTGGACTAAGGTTGGTATCGGTGAAAACCAAGATGAAGCTTTAGATGATAAGCATGTATTCGATATTGAAGATACATCAATTTATCTAAACGAACATCTACAACAGTTAGAAAATATACCTGCATCTCCATTAAAAATTTGTCAGATTGAAACTAACTATGATAAGACTGTAAGAGTTAGATTTGGTAATGACAACTATATGGTATGTCCAGGTTTGACAAAGAAGAATCAGAATTTGTATGTACAGTATTTGCAGACTGATGGTAAGGAAGCTAATCAGACTGGTACAGCTGGTGCACAAATGACAAATAATAATTCATTCTATCTACAACATAAGGGTGAAATTATTGATATTACAAATAACATTACTTTTATTATTGCAACAGATATTTATCAGGGTGAAGAGTTCGAATCTCAAGATAGTATTAGAATTAATGCTCCAGCATATTTCTCATCTAGAAATAAGTTAGTCACAAAAGGAGACTTCATTTCTTACTTCCGTGGTTTATCTACTCCTATCAATGTTCAAACAGCATTGGTATTTGGTCAGCAAGAAATTGAAGATTTTGATAACAAGCTTTATAAGTATGTTCAGAATTATGTATTCTACTCTTTAATCGGTCACATGTATGCAAAACAAGGTGGTAATTATTATCCACGAAATGTATTGACTGATAAGGATGATGTTGATGATCCATTCTCATTATATTCTGATGAGTATTTGGATCATATTGCAGATTACGTCAAAATGATTAAATCATTTGATGGATATTATAATCAGCAATATAATGATACTCCACAAGAACAGTGGTTGAAGAACATTAAGATTATTAGAGATAATTGTCAGGATAGAATGGAAATCAATAGTAGAATTCTATCAATTCCTCCTATGGTTCAGTATTTCGATTTAGTTGGTAGAGCTAAGGTTAAATCAAATACAAAACTTCAGGAATATAAGACAAATATCGAAAACAAGATTTATGAATATCTTGATAATAGAAATGGAACTACTCAGAAGATTTATAAGTCTGATTTGATTAAGTTCTATACAGATGCAGAAGATACAATTTCAGTCGATTTGGATTTGAAGGTATCAAGTATTATTCGTGCTGATGCAATTCAGTATCACTGGGAAAATCCAACTATTACAGGTCAGACAACTGCTTATGGTGCTGGATATTTAACTCAAGATACTTCATTAGATTCATTAGCTCAATTTAATCACTCTCCTCAATTAGCTCAACAAGAATGGGGTCAAAACTGGAGAAACGTAATTAGAGTTACACAAAAAGATTTATATAATGCATTCCTTGATCCTAAAATGTTGGAAGGTTGTAGAGTATTGATTAAGTTAACAAACGTATATAAAAACAATCAGAAAAAGGATGAAGAATACATTATTAAGGTTGACAAAGTAATTGAAAAGAATACTGGAGAAGATGAAGCATATTTTGAAATATGTCCTCAGAATGCATTAGTCTTTAATGCAAATTATGAAGATACTGCAGTAATTACAATCAATGTTCCTAAGGAAACTGACTTCTTTAGTAAATCTTCTTTCTCAACATATAAGACAGATGAATATAAGTTGAGTCATGCACAAATTACTGGTATTGAAAGAATGTTGAACAATTGGTTAAATCATGGTTTAACAATTGATGAAGCTGACAGAGCAATTCCTCTTCCATATAAGGTATATGCAAATGAAACAGTCACTCATGAAGAAACTTATATGAGAAAAGGTTATGAATTGACCAACTATGAAAACACAATTTCAGAAAAGGCATTCTGGATGTATTTCGTTCCTAAGATTATTAGAACATATTATTACAAACATATTCAAGAAGATACTGCTATGGATTCTCCTTGGTGGAAAGCAATTACAATTCTAATTCAGGATTTGTATTGCTTATGTAAACCAGCATTCTGTGATAATATCTTAGATGAAGGAAATAATATTGTAAACTTCTCAATGTCAAATGAAGTTGCAGTTGTTAGAATTAATGTTGAATACGGATATGATACAACAGGTTAATAGATGAATTACACAATCAATGAAACATTTGAAATGAGTGGATATACAGCAGTAATTGAAGCGGACCAGAATTTGGCTTCGCTTATTACTGATAATTTCCGTATGGAAGTTAGAGATATTCTTACTAACCAAGTTGAAGAAATTACAAAAGAAGACCTTATGAAATGGGGTACTTCTGTTGATACTAGCTTAGACCCAAGTTTGTGGGAAACTCAATCATGTATCAATAATGGTGGAATGTATATTAACTTCAATGGAAATACTCTTACATTTAAACAAATTATTCCTTGTTTAAGTGGTGATATTCCAATGGGATATAATTCATCACAAGTAAGTGTTGTTTTTAATGATAATGACAGTATAAATTTCTATAGTAAAACTCTTCCTTTCTTTAAAAGAGATTTACCAAAATCAGATAATTATGATGTAGAACCTATTTTACCAGAAGGTTCTGCTCGTCCTGATTATGACTTCGATAACTTTAGAAATAATATATTGATGAGTGGATGTAAATCCAATTTTGAATATAATACTGTTGGTGACTTATATGTTAATAATGAACAAGGTCATATTAAGAAATATAACAATAAGAGTTTAACTGAATATACAAGAATTTACGATAATAAACAAACACCTAAATTCTATTCAGATATTTCTGCATTCTATATTACAACCAATCAGCTTGGTGGTATTACTCCTTATGAATTTAAGGATGAATATAAAGGCAAACATTGGAAATCAACAATATGGAATGAAACTACTGATGAAGAAAGTGATATTCTTGCATCTCAATTAAATTCAGAACCATTATCAGCAACAGTTGAATTTAATGGTTTAACATCTGATGTTGTCTATAATGTATATAGACAATTTATCAATGATAGATATTTCCCATTAGATTATAGAAAGAATGTTTTAAAATTCTATATTGATTTTGAAAATCATGGTATTCATGTAGCTAATGAACCACAACCACTTGATATTAAGATTTTTAGACAAGGTAATGATAAAGTAATTCATGTTAGAATTACAAATCCTAATCAATATGATGGTGATGAACCACATCCATTGAAGGATGCTAAAATACATTTTGAAGAAATTCAAAAAACTGGTATTAGCGATCCTTATGATGTTATTCAAGATGGTAATATATTAACATTCAAATTAAATGGTGATATTGAATGTGGTTATTCATTTATTGAAACAGCATGGCTTGAATTAGCATATCCAGGTTATAGCTCAGATTATGTAAAATTAAGAACTTATGCAGCAGTTGGTGCTGATGATCAACCATCATCTTCAAAACCAGGTTATGAAAAGAATAGTGTATTTGCTACTGTAGTTGGATATAAAAAATATAATAAAGATACAACTCCTCCTACAAACATAGATGATTTTAATGCTGCTACTAATGCAGAAGACCCAGATTCTCATAATTTGTTATTAGAAGAAGATGAACGTGGTATTATTTGTTTTGAAATAACAAATAAAAATTATGATAAAGAATGGATAAATACAAATTTAATTCAAGTTATTTTAAATGATGAAAATTTGCAAGTATCACCAAAAGTTCCATTTGATATTTCAAACAATAAAACATATTTCTTTGTTTATGGTATTACTTGTTCAGAATTAATTGAAACAATAACAAATGTCGAAATAACATTTGAAATTACTGGAACAGCAGCATGTTCAGGTGATTGGATTGACCAAGATAAATCTAAATTTTCATCTAAATGGTATTTCTTTAAACCAGATGAACCATTACAACAAATTAGATGTTTAACATGTGAAGATACATCTGATACAAATCCATGTTATGAATATTTTGGTGCTTCTAGAAATCCAACTATTGAAACATCAAAACCTACATACGACCATATATTAGATGTTTATAGTAAACAAGATGGTACTATCATAATTGAAAATACTCAATATGGTATTCAGAGATTTAAGATTGTAAATCCAAACAAAAGAGATTATTCTGATAAAATTAAAATAACAATTTATAAAGATACTTTATCAGAAAGTTTCGAATTTACACTTAATAATATACCAGTTATAGGATATACATTAGAAACATTAGGTTTATTAGTTAAAGATTTTGATGTTATTTATTCAGATCCAAATAATTATGGAACAGTAAAATTTAATGTATATGGTATTACTCCATCTAAAATTAAAGCTCATGTAGAAGTTACAACAAATGAGATGCCTATTGCAAGTGATTTCTTTAAAGCAGATTCTTCAACAGTGACATGGACAGAAAAATCTTTTATTCCTAAAGAATGGGAAGAATTTAATAACTATGTAATTTTCACAAAATCTAAATTACATTTAGATGGTGCAAAAATTGGTGTTCGTTCAATTTATTGTACAGCTATCAATATTGATAACGCATCTACTGTTAATACAAGTTATTCTGATAATCCAGATTTCCCAGCTGGTATATATGTAGATTGTTCTGAACAATGGTCAGATGGTTCTTATATCATTCTAAATAATGCTAATCTTGCAGATCAAGGATTGCAAGGCAGTGTTAAATATGCAAATTTAAATCCACCTATTGATTTGAAAGATAATGGTGAAAATCAAGTTTGGTATAACGCTGCAAGTAAGAATATAATTTATTTAACAAAAAATATTGATAAGACACAATACGTCACTGCAGTCAACAATAACTATGTTGGTTCTAAGATGGAAGTTAAATCTATGACAGTTCCTGATTTACCAAGATTTAATATAAATTATGATGGAACAGAAAATGTTAATATGAATGACCGTCAATCTATTACATTAAATGCAGGTGGAAATATCCAATCATATAATCAGTTTAGTGCAGGTAATGATTGTGTATTGACATTAGGTGCAGGTGAATATTACTTCAAATCATTTACTGCAGGTACAAATTTACAGATTGTTATTCCACAATTGCAATCAGGTGAATACGTAAGAATTTGTGTTCAAGGTAAAGTTGAAGTAAGTAATGGTGTTAACTTACAAAATAATAATGGTGACTACACAACATTCATGCTTTATTCTGATTATCAAAGTAATGATGATACTGACTATGCAATTAAATTTGCATCTTATCATGGACAACAACAGAACTATGGTGTTATTGTTGCTCCAGATGGTGGTGTCCGTTTTGAAAATGGTATTATATGGACAGGCGCAATTTGGTCTAAAGGCTTATCAATGGCAAATGGATGTTCATTACAATCAGTAGTTTAATAGAGGTTTATTATGGCAGGTGTGACAACTGAGATTAACAATTATAATAAGAACAAATGGATATGTAGATTTTCTAACATGGTCGACTTTACTGACCTTGAATTAGATACTACTGTCCTTGATAACTATATTCGAACAGTCAATATTCCTGATTTATCAGTAAATATGTTGACTTCAGAATTCCAACATGAAAGACAATTGCATCCAGATCCACGTGGTGCTCGTGATTTACAGACCATCAATATGGAATTTAAGATGGATGAAGAAGGTAAAAACTTCTATTATTTCTGGTGTTGGTTAATGAGCATGAGAGCAGGTAAACCTATCGGTAAAAAAACAGCTCTTGGTGAAAAGCTGTTGAGATTGGACTGTATCGATGCTATAGAAGTTTGTCTATTAAATAACGACAAAGTAATGGTTTCAAAGATGAAATTCTGGCACTGTATACCTACTAACTTGTCAGCATTGAGTCTAGAAACTGGTCAGGCACAAGAAGCTACATTCATAGTCACATTCGATTATGAAAACATGACGCTTCAACCTGTCACTTCTGAAGAATAAAAAAAGAGAGACTTTCGTCTCTCTTTTTCTTTAACATATATTGAATTATCTATGATGACATTTTATTTATAATGCGAAGATTTGCGCAGCCTTCTGGATTTTCGCTTCCTTAACAGCAAGCGTATCATTAGTTCCATAAATCTTCAAGCAGAATGCAAGCCACTTTTCAAAAGCAGTAGAATTCATTGCATCGAACTGAGTGTCCTTCACATCATGCACCTGGATGCCATGACGGAGGAATGCTTTAAGGCGGCGATAGAATTTGTCAGTATCACAAATAGCCTTCAATTGATTCTTAGCAGCGCGAACAGGGTCCTTCTTTGTGACGCATGTGTCAGCTCTGAGCTCATCTTTAGGGTCAGGCGTATGATTGTCGTATCGCTTAGCAAAATCGAC